GAAACTTGTTGAGGTATTTGAAATATGCTACACAAATATGTTTGGTTATGTGGACACCAACACAATGTTACATGCTCAGGCAGAGTTACCGACTCCAAAACGGGCACTCTACTTAATTTGGGCAGAGGAATTTAAGGTACTTTGGTCATTATTCTTTGGAAATTTTATAACCGAGTTGAAAGTGAAGGATGAAGTGGCAAAATTTGGTGGATACCCACGGCTATTTGGTTCATTGGATGGAGCCGTCTTAGCAGGTAGAGGTGTGGCAGATTTTGCCAAATTGTTATTTTCAGGTTTGGGTTTTCTACCAGCGATTGTTCTTGGAGATTACAGATATGAATTTTGTGATTGTCAAGAGCGGTATAGTAGTGACACTTTTTTCCAAAGATTGATGATGCCCAATCAGAGTACTTTTTATTATTACTCAGATGATAGTTTAATTAAGTTTGTAGTTGACGGTAAAGTGTATATATTTGAAACAGACATTAGTAAATGTGATATGAGCAACAGATTGTCAATATTTTACTATGTCTACATTATAATACGCCGGATATTTGGGAGAACCGTCGCAGATACAATAGTAGGTCAAGCCCACTCAATGGCGCGGTTGGTCAACCCGAGTGATCGAAATGAATTTGTGAATTTACAACCACATTTCTTTTTCGAATACTCTGGATTGTTGATCACCACGTTGTTGAACAATGTTGCGTCCTTTTTTATAGCCATGAGTGTTTTCGCCTTGTTTGAAAGAGAGGTGGAATGTGGAGAAGTTGCTGATGAGGACCTAGTTGAAACGTTGCACCAGATTATTTTACGTGGTGGAATTAATGTGGGCTATACATTGACTATCAAATATTGCGCTTCACCATCCGATGCTACTTTTTTGAAGAGAGTATCGGATGGTAAAGTGTCCACATTGTGTTTAGGTGTCTTGTTGAGGACCTTTGGTACTATGGAAGAATATTCACCAAAGGTCCTTGGATTAACAAGAAAACAATTTGACTCTTTGACCCATGAACAACGGTTTGAGGTTTATGGGAAGGCTAGGGTTGATGGCTACAAGAATGAACCTGGAAATTTAATCTTAGACGCATTAAGGCGTCGTTTCAAAGCAGCTGGTGCGCTTGACTCATTTGATAATGATGTTCTAAAGGAACGATATCCAAAAGTGTCTGAGGTTGATTGGTGTCAACTTGTAGAGTACATTGAGAATCTTGCAATAGGTGATGAAATTTGCTGTGCGGCAACTTGTGAGATTTTTAGTGTAGATTATGGAGTTGTATAGACGACTCCGTAACCATCCATGGGCAGATGTAATGCCCAATATCCAGTTCTGGTGGACTGG